CATGAGAAAGTTTCTTTCAACATCACTTAAATATACTACATCTGTGTCTAACGAAAATTGCTTGATCACACCAGAAATATCCCTTTCATATACATCTGGTAGACCATCACCGAGGGCGTCTATAGTGTCAGGTGTCTTGTTAAAAACAGAATCAAATTGTGTTTTACCACCAAAAACAAGCTCCTGTAAACGCCTAATCTTAATTCTGACCGACACCCGTTGTTTTGTCAGGGCACATATCGGGATCGCGAGGGTGGGATTTCTATAGAAATAGAAGGGGATGTCCATGAAATATGTGTATGTCTGTGTATAGGGTAACTGTCTAAGATGACCGTTTAAAAAGTACAACGATTGGTTCACATCGTCGTCGGTGTTATGGAGTTGTTGATGCATACTAATGTATTCACCAGTTATCTTCTCGATAACCTGTCCACCTATGAGAAGTTCGGCATACTCCACCAGGTGGGACATAACCCCCGGGCACCACACCGATGAATTAATAGTTGGGTCATCGGGTTGGGGATCTTCGAGTGTCACTTTCAAGGTCATATTTTTTATGAGATCCCCGGTATCCCCTGGAAGTGTACATTCTACTATATGTCCAAATTGAATATCACCATCAAATTGATTTTCTACATAATCTATGGAAAATTTAGTATGCCTCTTGAAATTTATTAGGAAATATGAAAATTGTGGTTCACCTGTGAGCCATTGGTCCTGGACTCCAGTGGCGGCAAGTCTCAATCGACCAGCCATTCCTATTCTATATGAGTAAAATTTTGTGAAATAAAACGAGACACTACATTAGAATGAACCTTCAGTTGAGGAAATTCAAACCTGAAACGATCACAGATGACAGGGTTTGTGTATTCATAGGTAAGCGAAATACGGGTAAATCAACTTTAGTAAAAGACATCATGTACCATAAAAAACATCTTCCAGCAGGAATTGTCCTTTCGGGGACAGAGGAAGGTAATCACTTTTACTCTGAATTCATTCCAGATCTCTTCATATACGGTGATTATGACAGAGACGCGATAGAGAGAGTCATGGCGAGGCAGAGAAAATTGGTGGGTGGTGGTAAACAAAACTGTGGAGCTTTCATGCTCCTAGATGACTGTATGTACGACTCCAAATTTCTAAAGGATACCTGTATCCGCCAGTGTTTTATGAATGGACGCCATTGGAAGATATTCTTCATGTTGACTATGCAGTACGTGATGGATCTCCCACCAGCACTTCGCGCCAATGTCGATTATGTCTTTATACTTAGGGAAAATATCATTCAAAATAGAGAAAAGTTATACAAGTCCTTCTTTGGTATCTTCCCCTCCTTTGATATGTTCTGTAAGGTTATGGACGCGTGCACAGAAAATTACGAGTGCCTCGTGTTAGACAATACCGTGAAATCTAACAGGATACAGGATTGTGTATTCTGGTATAAGGCAACACTCAGGAAGAACTTCAGGGTTGGGGGGCCAGAATTGTGGAGACTCCATAAGAAGATGTATAACCCCCGGCACCTTGAGCAGAAGGAAGAGGACGCCAAGAAGGCCACCAAAAAGACGGCCCTAACAATCACGAAAAGGAAATAATTGCGTTTCTTACTTTCTTCAAAAACCGTACCATATATTAAATGGCTTCCCCGCAAGTTAACACATTGAATTTATCAGACAATGGTGATGGTATGGTACCCCTGAACACCAATCCAACTACATCGTTTGTGAACAATCACCCTGAAAATAATATCCAGGGAAATAAAGAGACGATGGATTCTACACCAATCAACGACATCATGATGGAACCCCCAATGATGACAGACGAACCCAGAATGCAGGGTATGATGCCCCAAATGACAGCCCCCCAACCACAGGGAAGCTATACTCCACCTGCAGAGACCAAGGTGGAAAGCAAGAATCCCCTCAATCTCACTGATGATCAGATGACCGCAGCCATCGTCGCAGCGTGCACCGCCCTCGCTATCAGCAAACCAGTCCAAGATAAGTTGGCGACCTCTATCCCCAAGTTCCTTAACGAACAAGGGGGTAGAAGTATGATTGGTCTCGCCTCTACCGGTGTGGTAGCGGCTGTCGTTTTTTACTTTGTGAAGGATTACATAGTTAAGCCCTAACGTTCCCATCCCAGGTTACTGTAGATGGAATTATCAATACCCGCAAAATATGTTATAAGAGCACCACCGGCGAAAGTCGACATCAACAAGAAGGTTAAAATCTGCTTCTTTTTCCTGTCATCTTTTGTAGATTCCACAGCCGACTTAGACGCATCCCAAATCCGGTTAATGAAATACATGGATATCATAGATAACATAGTCGTCGCGAAGAAGAAGATACGGTCAACCGCGAGGCGGGGAATCGTGTTCACGATGAGACGGAGAACATTTGGTATAACCATAGTTAACCAGATAAGGTTGAACCAGTATACATTAGTGAATGTTGGTATCAACATCACACCAAATATAGCCAACCAATATGCTATGACTGAAACTAAAACACTCACTGGTGTTTTCATTTAATGTATCCCAAGATTATTTATCCTGAATGTGCTGACCACAGAACTTTGTCTTCTCTGGTATCTTTTCGTATATACCCAACTCCACACAAATGTCCCTAAGTTCTGTGTAGTTTTTCCAAAATTCTGGGGAGTGGGAATATTCCTTAACCGTACAGTGAGCCAACTCATGGATGAGTACATGGAAAATCTCATTGGAATTTCCCTCGAGGCACACCACAATCTCACCACCCTTGTTTGTATTGTAGCCCACCGTATCCTTCATACGTGTATATCCTGTGATTGGGACGTGACGTACTAACATATGGAACTTTTCACTGTTGGTGTCTTCGAGGTGCTTCCTGAGAATACGATACTTCTCTTTGACCTCCTTAAACTCATGGGGTTCATGGGTCTTCTGGAGTATCAGGATGTTGATGAGTATCAATGCAATAAACGCTATCATCTCTTATAAACAAAGATAAATTTACTATAGAACTCTGAGATTGGGTTTCCTGTGAGACCCTCCCAAAGTTCTAGTCTAAATCCCATCTCCTCTAAACTCGTGACAAGGCGATCTTTGTAGCATATAGGCTCCGGTTTTGGACCATCCGCATAGTATGGGGTATCCACCAAGTGTACAAACATCTTCTCACCATATTCTCCATACCCACCGCGTGTTAGGAAGTAGTTCCCATCCTCATCTCGGTAGGGTGTCCTAAACACAATCTTCTCAGAGTCTGGGATGATACCTATCAATTTTCCACCTGGTTTTATACGCTTCTTGATTTCCCGTAGAGAACTGAAGAAGAATTCCCTCGTCTTGTAGATGTAGTGTAAAGAAAAGTTGAAACACACCACATCGAACTTTCTATTCGGGCACTGGTGTATGTCACCCTCGTAGAAGTTCACCCGTAGGTGCATATTTTTCGCACGGGACCTAGCCTCCACTAGGGCCGATGGCTCTGGGTCACACATGTTTATATTGACCCCACACTTGTGCCATTTTTGAAGATCACCACCAAAACCACACCCAACATCCAGAATACACTGCCCCTTCTGAGCGACAGACTGTATCAGGGACCTCTTGGCATCATTGTGGTTCCGACGAATCTCTTCCATATTCAATTAACGGCTTAAAACTTTAATTTGAAATTAGAATATGAAACCGTTTATTAAATGGGTTGGTGGTAAAACTCAAATTATTGAAGACGTCTTAGGTTTATTTCCTTCAAATATTACAAACTATCATGAAGTCTTTGTGGGTGGTGGGAGTGTTCTGCTATCTGTACTTTCGAGGGGTCTCGTCCACGGTAAAGTATTTGCATACGATCTAAATGGGTCACTCATCGCATTGTACAAGAATATCCAATCCACCCCCATAGAAGTTCACACCCACCTCACGAAGTTGTACGAAGAATATGAAGGTTGTTCTGGATTGGTGGTGAATAGAAAACCCCAAACCCTGGAGGAAGCCAAGGAATCCAAGGAGAATTACTACTACTGGGTAAGACAGAGATTCAATACAGAAAAGGTGGAGACACCCCAACGTTCAGCGATGTTTATATTCCTCAACAAGATGTGCTTTAGGGGTGTGTACAGGGAGGGACCAAATGGATTCAACGTACCTTACGGTCATTATAAAACCACACCTGCCCAAATTACCCTAAAGGAGCTGACCGAAGTGAGTGAACTCATCAAGGATGTTGAATTTAGACAGTGTGATTTTAGAGAGGCTTTTGAAAATATGGGGCGTGGAGACTTTACCTACCTGGATCCACCTTACGCACCTGAGACGAAAACATCCTTCGTGGGCTACACCAAAGATGGGTTTGGGTTGAAGGATCATGAGGAACTTTTCGAACTCACCAAGAAATCTGGTGTAGACTTTGTGATGAGCAACGCAAAGGTTGATTTAGTTGTGAACACATTTTCAGATTACAAAATTAAGGAACTAGAAGCACGTCGAGCCATCAACAGTAAGAACCCAGAATCTAGGACGACTGAAGTACTTGTCTCGTCATCCATGAAAGACCCTTTCTGTTCGTATTCGCACCACCAGTCCTCATTATGGTAAAATGAGGGATATACTTTCTGTTTCAATTGATTCACTCAGGTTCCAATTAAACAAATAGTAGTACACGTGACCCGAACCGGGCATGAATTTGAGGTCCTCTAGGTACTTACTACCTACACCCACATTGAGTGTGTTTAGAACATCGTACCCCAAATTCTTCGCTATGAGGAAGGCGTCATTGAAAACATCACCAACTAGGTAGAACCGGTAGGCCTGGTTCACCGTACCCTCTCCATCATTGCGTTCGTAGGGAATGTCGTATAGAGAGATGAAGGTATCACTTTGATCATTCACGTAGGCGTGGGTTGGTAGGACCCATCGTTTGACATAGTCTTTCGTTATGACTGGGGCAATTTTGAAATTCTTGGTGTACTCTCTGAGAATGTGGGTCACCCTAGGGACATCCCTAGAGGTCATCTTCCTCCATGAATACTTACATGGACCCCGAACTTCGTAATAGTTTTCCCTAGGACGATTTGTTTCATGGAACCCCAACTTTATAAGTTTCTTGACGTCCAAGAATCTATGCCAATAGTTCGCCTTGGCGATGGGTGTGGGTATCCTAGAAACCCCGGTATACATGGCCTGCCAAATTCCTAGAATATTTGCACGTCTCCTAATTTCACCAATCAGGATGGGTGCCAGACGCATAGACCTCAAGGAGGGGTGGATGCATAGAAAGTTTATTTGTACCATCTTCCTGGTCTCCCCCTCAACCCGCACATCCAGGGGGGCACTCGATATGTACCCAACAAGTTCACTGGTGTCCCTTTTACGAATGGCGACATGATCCTGAATAGCCCACTTCAAAGTATCCCTAGTGTAGGTAAGTCTGAAAGTATCATTTGAAACGTAGTAGTTTGATAAAAATAGGTGCGTCTCATCCAATGTACTCTGTGACCACATAAAACCATCCGGGAGTGGGGGTGGTTCAGACTTACATTCCCTACCCCCTTCAATTTCACCAGGTGCCACCCCCTCCCTAGGCACTGGCTGTGTATCCCAAAATTGGTGCATATATACATATATGTTTAACCCTTTTAAGTAAGCTTAAAGTTTTAGTGCACTTTAAGAATATAATGTCTCTCGAACAGGATTATACAACCGTACCTGGTCAGGTCTTTGCGTGCATCTCTATCGTTGGTCCTGAATGTCCACAAAAAACTGATAAGTTTGGTATCAAACTCCGTGGTGCCTTCTCGACCCGTGATGAGGCAGCGAACCATGCTAAACGTCTCCAAAAAGAGGATAGCACTTTCGATATTTACGTTGTAGATATGTACAAGTGGCTCCTCATTCCACCAGATTCCTCTCACATTGAGGATGTACACTACACCAATGAGAAACTCGAAGAGATCATGTCTGGGTACAGGGAAAACCAGTCCCACGCTGCGAGGATGTTTGCTGAACGTAAGCAGGCTATGATGGATACCAAGAGTGGTTACACCCCAGGTGATGAGAACTCAAAGTTCTACACCAAACCAGACGAGGCACCAATTAGCCACCCCTCCGAAGTTTTAGAGAAGCTCAAGAAGGAAAAGCCCGATGCCCCGATGGAGGATCTTGTTAAGGAGGCTGATGCAATTGTCGCTGCTGAGATGGAAGAGCGTCGTAAAGAAAGAGAGGCAGCGGCGGCCCTCAATACAGTCGAGGAGGAAGAGCCTGAGGAGCCTTCTGCATAAATATAAAAATAAGTAAATGGGTAAAAGAACCTTATTGCTCAAATCGTAAAGGATTTGAGAAGTAAGATTTAGTTGTATCTGAGAATGACGGGTTGCATAGTCTTACCCATGAAAAAACCAAGTAAAAACACAGCAAATGCTACGATCCAAGTGGATTTGTCTACAGATGAAAAAAAGTCTGTCTTTTCAGGTTGTTGGGGTAAGTAGTTCATTTCGGGTTGCTGGAAGTAGTATGGTTGTTCCTCTTGAGGTGGGGGTTCATCAACTTTTTCCTGCATAAGGGGATCGATGTTAGGATTGTAATCAATTGGATTTCCTATATCAGTTTCCATTTCTAATACTACACTCTATTTTTTTAAGCTTATTCTTCCTCACTTTCACTATCTACCACAAAATCCTTTAGATTTCCATTTTCGTCCATGTCACTCTCATCATCTTCCGAACTAAAGTCTTCTTCGTCTGAGGTATCGATGTCCGAATCAAATTCGGAATCGTGTTCATCGTCACCAAAATCATCTTCAACGTTGTGTTCGGTGGGTACGAAGTTTTCCGGCTTTTTAATCTTTCTTCCTGAGCGTGTCGTGACGGTGGGCATTTATTGTATTTAGGCTACATCTGTTTAAGTACCTTTAGAGAACAGTTTAGATACTATATTAGAATGTAACTCGTGTTTTCTAACACGCTTCGTTTCTTTACACTTCGGACAGTACTGGGAAATCATCTTCCTTTTTTTAATCTGGTAAACCATAGTTGTAGAATCATCGTGGACACCCTTGATTGTTTCACAGTATCCGGAGTTTGTTATGACATTGAAACCGTAGGTACTCTGGGTGATTCTCAAAACTTTTGTATTACTTTGACCCTCCTTATTGACCCGTATAAATTTCTCGATCGAGGTGTTCAAATCCCCAGATTCAATTTTAGGGGCTTCGACAAACTTTTTGATCTCCTTACACTTTTTAACTTCCGAAATATTTGGGTATAGGTGGGAAACTATGTTAGGTGTAAGTTCATGACGACGACCACAAAAGTCTTTACAGAAACCATCCCTCCTCCCCAAAATAGTTTCACATCTACAAAAACATTTCTGGAGAATATATCGTCCACTAACTATAAACCATACATGATTGGACCCATGTTCTCTTTTGAGATTTTCACAGTATTTTGAATTTGTTGAAACTAAATATAAAAGATTGTGTTTGAATATTTTTGTAATCGTGGCACCCCCCTGTCCCTCCAAATTTTTATTTACAAATCTTTCAATCAGGTATTTCAATTCCTCGTTGTGTATCTCATCCTTCGTTTGCTCACGGGTGAATTTTCCTTCCCCAATGGTAGCAGAAGGTGGTTCAATCACATGTGTTTGAGGAGAGTCCGTTCGAACCACCGACATCTTTAGGATTTCTAGGTCTGGTTTCTGATCAATCTTTATGATGGTACTGAGTGGTCCATGGGTATATACAAAGATTGGGAGATATGCGAGTTGTTCCATACCCTTGGTCATCTTGTGGGACCAAATCATACGAAAACCACTCCCCTTTGTCCCCCTCTGGACATTACCATAGACAGCTGCATCTATGATTTCATTCCAATCTAGGGAACCCTTAGCTATAGAGAGTGCAACCAAAATATGTTCTCTGAGAGCTATCGCGGACGCCTGGTCCACCACGAAACCTGGCCAGTTTAGGTGAACCCCGGTCTTCATGAGGGAACCACATTGTTTGGGGGGTGAAACCGATATGAGACAGTTCTTACCACCATGTCTCTTGACCTTGTCACAAATGACCTTACATATATCCTTGATTTCTTCCATCGTCAAGGGTTCGACATCCTTATAGTCTATATCGACGAAGAAGTTATAGGTTGGACTCTTCTGCTCAACGAGAAACAACTTCTCACCCGAACTTACCGCCTCCACATACTTTTCATGAAACTCATTCAATCTATCAAATGGTACCGAGAGGACACCACCGTCCATTCGTACATGTGATATATTGGATGCGTTAGTAAATTGTTGGGAAATGCACCACTTATTAAACATACCTAGGTAGAGTTCCTATTCTCTAAACCACCTCATACAGGACACATCTTGATATTCTTGGGTTTCGGAAAGTTCCTTCTTTATAGTGAGGAGTTCATAGACCGTCCTATCTCCATTCTCCTCCTTCCACTCTTGAATTTCCTGATCACATAGACCTCTATTACTTTTCAGTAATTCTTCAATCTGCCTCAAAATGAAAGCCTTTGACTTCATTATTTTATAGAAAATGTTTTTCTATTCAAAGAAGTTATACAGGCATAGAACTGTGGATTCTTCAAAACGTTATCCACTATGAGCTTCCAACGCTTACGTGAGTTAAATTCTTCTAGTGTGTCATAACTCATGTAATCGTTTTCATCGTGAGTCTTCTTAATGGGCTGGTTCATCAACTTCTTGAGGCTTGTCTTCTGCTTCTCTTCGTAAAACTTCTTGACCTGTGAGTGTTGTTCGGATCTGTTATAATTAACGAAAAATATGAAAACATTGTATTCAAGGTCCACCGTGGGACTTTCCTTGACTGTAAATTTAAACTCCGTGTACTCCCCATTCTTTAGGGCCACAACCCCCCTCGTTTCCTCCTCCAACTCCCTAAGGGCACAGCGGAGGGGGTTTAGAATTTCCCTCCGCCTGCATCCACCCGTGACGAAAATCCAATCCTTGAATCGCCAATCCCTCACCGTGAGGAACCTTGGCTTATCGTCCACGAAGCTAACCGGTATTGCAATAGCTTTGTACTTTTTCATTGCGCATTCGCAAGTTATAATA